CGATTTCTAAACCTAATCCACCTACACCTGAAGCAATACAACGCGCTCAGTTTGTAGATAAAACATACCATTGGAAAAATGCTGGTATTCGATCTGGAGACAGACGGACTTCTAAATGATCTTACCAAGATCCATTGCCTTGTTATTTATGACAGCGATACTGACACGACCATTGTGTACAACGATCAAGGCAACGAAGAGCCGATTGTTCGCGGGGTGCAACGTCTAGAAGATGCTGATGTAATTGTCGGTCACAACGTGATTGGCTTTGACATACCAGCAATTAAACGTATTTATCCTTGGTTTATGCCAACTGCTTTTGTACTAGATACCTTGCTGCTGTCACGTCTGTATCACACAGACATCCTTGAAATAGATAAGAAGCGCAGCATACAAAACATGCCGCTTCAAGTTTACGGAAGACACAGCCTTGAGTCATACGGCTACAGGCTAGGTGAATACAAAGGTGAGTTTGGTAAATCCACAGATTGGCAAGAGTGGTCTCCAGAAATGGAAACCTATTGCTGTCAAGACGTAAAAGTTACCACCAAATTATGCGACCACTTCCACAAATACCTGAGTGGGTCCGACTAGAGCATGAAGTTGCTCAAATACTAACTGAACAAGAACTACATGGATGGTACTTTGACCAACATGCTGCATGGAAACTTGCATCTACTCTCAGACAAGAGCTTGAAGAAACTGTTGAACTACTACGCAACCAGCATCCTTTCGTTGCAGGACCGGAATTTACTCCTAAAAGAAATAACGGACCAGCTGGATACATCGAAGGTGCAAGTTTCTGCCGTTTAAAAGAAACAAACATAACATCACGAGACCATATCGCATGGATTCTGACAGAGATTTACAAGGTAGAGCTGACACAACTGACAGCTACTTTGAAGCCGATTATCGACGAGACTGTACTGAAGGAGATCGTTGCGTCCGATGGACCGCCGATTGCTTTGGATTTTCTGAAATGTCTAGATATTACGAAGAGCTTGGGGATGATCTCAGAAGGCACCAACGCATGGCTCAAGCTATGTACGAGTGCTAATCGAATACATCACCACTGTTCAGTTGCAACTAATACCCATAGAGCAAGCCACAAAAAACCAAATTTATCCCAAGTAAAAAGTGATCCTGAATTCAGAAAACTATTCCAAGCATCGCCTGGTCAAGTTATGGTATCTGCCGATCTTAATGGGATTGAGCTTCGGATGCTCGCCCATTACCTTGGACGTTGGTCTTCCGAGTTTGGAGATACCCTCGTTACCGGAGACATCCATCAAGTCAATGCCGATCGAGTTGGAGTCAGTAGGCGACAAGCCAAGTCAATTGCCTTCGCCTTCATTTATGGAGCCGGTAATCAAAAACTTGGAATCACCTTTGACCCGCTTCTAAATGAAGTACAGGCTAAAAAGAAAGGTAAAGAAATTAGAGAAGCGTTTGTTTCTGCTATTGATGGACTTTCGGAACTACTTGAGGCGATCAAAAAGAAAAGCCAAGAGGGTTATATCCGATCTATTGATGGAAGACACATCAAAGTAGACAGTCCTCACAAAGCATTGAACTATTTGCTCCAGTCAGGGGCAGGTGTGGTTGCGAAGCGATGGATGACTATCAATCAACAAAACATTAAACAACTTGAGTTGTGTGCGTCACAGCTTGCATTTATACACGACGAATTATCTTTTGAGTGCCAACATAAATACGCCGAGGATTTATCAACATCCTTGGTACTCTCAGCTACCCTTGCTGGAGAATACTACAACTTGCGAGTCCCAATTACAGCAGAAGCAAAAATCGGAGCCAATTGGGCAGAGGTTCATTGAACTATTAAATTCCATGGCTTCCTGTTGCAAGCCACAGAATCATTGGAAAGGTTCAGCTAATCAATTTATTTTTGATCTACCTGCTGCCACTAAAGGCAGGGTTAATGAGGAAGCTTATTCAGCAGCATTCACAGTACCTATCGACAGATCTTATGTAGGTAATCACCGTGGTGACTTTCCAAACAAGACCCAAGCCAAACTGTCTTGCATTAAAGCTGACGGTAATTTTATTATTAATCATTTATCACCCAGTGATGATTGGTTTCTACTCACTTTGATTGAACCTTACAGGACAACCTTAATCAAAGTATCAAACCGAGAGCTTTGGAAACTCAACCCTTCAAAACAGAATGGTCATGGGGATTACATGCTAACAACAAATAGAGATGCCTTGCTCAGTCTAAACATTGAGTTACTGGCAGACAAAACATTTTTAAATGAAACTACTAATTGATGCAGACTACATAGTTTATAAAGCGTGTGCTGCAGCAGAAGATGAAATTAACTTTGGGGATGATGTCATCCTTGTAGTTAGTAAATTCTCAGAAGCTATGAAGAACGTCGAACGTGATCTAACTAGGATCAAGACAGAGTTTATGTGGGACACCCCAGACATGATCTTGTTCTTCAGTGACTCTAAGAATTTTAGGAAGAAAATTTATGCCGATTACAAGGGGCATCGAAATCGTAAAAAGCCCTGTGGTTATCGTCGCGTAATTACTGAGCTAGGTAAACGATATGAACTTATCCGATTGCCTGAGCTTGAAGCCGACGATGCCATGGGTATCTATGCCACAGAACATCCAGGCAACATCATCGTCTCTCCTGATAAAGACATGCGCCAAATCCCTGGCAAGTTATATGACATGAAAGAGACAGTCACTATCGATCCTGAAGATGGTAGACGGTGGCATCTTATTCAGTCATTAGCAGGGGATCAGACTGATGGATACGGTGGTTGCCCTGGCATTGGTGTCAAACGTGCAGTCACTTTGTTTGACGAAGGTGGTTACAACTGGGATGTAGTAGTCAAAGCATTTGCTGACAAAGATCTTGGTGAAGACGTAGCACTAATGAATGCACAACTAGCAAGGATACTTACTAAAGAAAACTACGATGGACACGTTATTCCCTGGACCCCCACCGCCACCACCAGTAACTGAACTGACAATGGAGCAGGAGTTTAGGCTCCGCCGAATGGATGATCTACTACCTGAAGCAGATAAAGAAGACATCATCACATTACTGATGGCATTACAGCATCAGAATTTTATCCTTACCAATACTGTACGCAACTTAGTTAAACAATGGCCCACTTTTCACCCGCCTATTACACCCGAGGATCAATTGAATGCTGGGATGCAATAAGAGATTGGGAATTAAATTATCACCTTGGCTGTGCGGTCAAGTACATAGTTCGTGCTGGGTATAAAGACAGCAAAGAACAAGACCTAAAGAAAGCTATCCACTACTTACAAAATGAACTCGACAACTGCTTACTTGAATCAGTCGCTAATGGATCAAGCGGAGCAATTCCGCTCAGCCTACTCTCTGATGACGAGTGGACCTAAAGTCAAGGGTGTACAGAAAGCATTGATTGATGAGGAGTGGAGTGAGTTTCATGAGGCATACCATTTCCAAGATGAGTGTGATCAATTAAAAGAACTAGCTGATCTTGTATATGTCTGCTACCAAATGGCAGCTAGCCAAGAGTGGGATCTAGATGAAGCAATGCGAAGGGTACATAAATCAAACATGTCGAAGCTCGGAGAAGACGGTAAGCCCATCTACAGAGCGGACGGGAAGGTCTTAAAAGGACCTAACTATAAAGAACCAACACTTACTGATCTTATTTAAACAATGACCACATCACTTATCTCCCGTACTGGACGGGTACAATCTTGGATCGATGATCCTACTGGACGCTTACCTGTTAGCTGCACAGTATTTGTAGTCGAAAATGAAATGGAGGGGCCGAACGGATTAGAGGCCAGCTGGAGATTTGCCAGCCACGCCCTTAGATACGGAGCAGGTTGTGCTATTCACTTAGACAAGCTTGATCCTAAAGGTCACCAACGACCATCAGGTGTTACTGCATCTGGTCCTGTAAGTTTTGGTAAAATTTATAGCACTTTAAATGAAATACTCCGTAGAGGTGGTGTATACAAAAATGGTGCAATAGTGCTTCATATTTCGCTCAATCACCCGGATGCTCTAGACTTTATCACTACTCCTAGGTCCGAACTACCTTGGGTTAAACGTTGCATCAACATCACCGATGAATGGTGGGAGGAATGTACGTTCAAAGAACAATTGCTTCACGGAATTAAGTCCGGTGACATCTGGTTAAACAAAATTAAGTATGACAAAAATGGAAAACGAATCCGAGGGAACGTATGTCTTGAGGTGTACTTGCCAAGCCGAGGCACCTGTCTCTTGTCTCATGTCAATCTCTCTGCCTGTGAATTTGACGACATTCCAAGAGCTTTCTCTGAAGGGATGCAGCAGCTGTGCGAACTCCATAGTCGAACTGGCGTTGGCGATTCAGGAGAATATTTGCCAAGCGAAACTGACCGACAAGTCGGACTCGGAATGCTTGGACTTGCCAATCTCCTACGGCGGTACGGCGTAACTTATGCACAGTTTGGTGAGGCACTACGTTGCCTTAACAGTGGTGAAGTTATTCGTACACCAGCCTATGAACTAGCAGTGCAGCTGAAGCTAGGCATCAGCCTTGCAGCACGTATTGCTAAGACAAACAATATGGATAGGGCTTTTGCAATTGCCCCTACTGCATCGTGTAGCTACAGATCAAAAGATCTCGATGGCTTCACGGCTACCCCAGAAATTGCACCACCTATCAGCCGTACTGTCGACCGCGACTCAGGATCTTTCGGAGTCCAGACATATTCATACGGTGAAGTTGAGATTGCATCAGAGGTTGGTTGGGATGCCTATAAGGCAGTCGCTGATGGACTGATGACATTGCTTGATAACACAGGGCTTCTTCATGGATATAGCTTTAACTCTTGGAGTGACGTTGTAACCTACGATAATGAATTCGTGGAAGAGTGGCTAAGGTCCCCGCAAACTAGCCTCTATTACAGTTTACAGGTATTACCTGACACTCAAGATAAGACTGATGCTTATTCAGCATTAGCAGATAGTGATATTGAACAGTACTTAGGGGACATTTTAAAT